GGATAAAGATGTAAGTTTATTTTTTTGTGGGTAGTTATCTATAAATCTTAAACAAACAAAATGACCATAAGGTTGATAATCGGATTCAAGCTGAAACTCTACTTCTATAATTACTGCATCGTTTGTCATTCATATCTATACTATTTTTTTCTCATAATGTCCGCACCTTTAAGACCATAGATTGCAGAAACTACTCCAATAAATATAGCTTGATACCAATAAGGAAGATTTTTAAAGTATTCAAAGAATAAATCTATTCTATCACGAATCGTAGGATCGTCAGAAAAGACAGACCAACCCAATAACAAAATAGGAATAGATACGAGAACAAGGACAAATTCGTCTTTCCAACCATTATCATTACTCTCAATAACTTTCGCTTTATATTCAATTTCGCCTTTCGCCATTTGCTCGGCATGGTGCATCTGAGCATCTGACATTAATTGTTTTGTTCTTTGTTTATTTTGATAAATCTTTGCTCCTGTCTTTACACCTAAGCTTAATAAATTCAACCACATTATTTTATCTCCTTTAATAATTCGCAATAGTGAATTGCTTTGTCTATATCTTCATTACCATTTTTTTTATCAAAACGACACACATACTTAATTATGTTTCCTTGTATAAAACTTAGCTTATTTTTAGTAATAAACTCAATAGGCTGTATTTTAAAATCCTTGTAGTGCTTACCACCTATTTGTCTTTTAGTAGCCCTCTCTGTGCTTCTCTGTGGCTTTAAAGTAGCTTTCCGACCCATTTTCCACTCTTATCTTTTAAAAAAGGCTCAATTATGGGTAATCCATTATATATTACTGAACAGCCTATAATTGGTCTAGCTTTCTGTACTTTGTTATATCTAAAGGCTAAACTTTTGCTATCTATACTACACCCCACCTGAAGCCCAAAATACAAGCCTAAACTGTTTCCATAATATCTTACACCCATAGAACTATGATAATGACCTTGAACACATGACATACCCATAGATTGTGCTAATTTTAGTACATCTGCTGTTTTACCATGACAGAAATAAACTTTACCAAGTGGTGTATCTATTGTTAAATCATCGTGCCATCTCCAACCTTTACCAACTTGTAAAAATTCATTGTAATCTCTTAAATAAGCTTTTGGTATTCCATGCTTCAATGCTCGTCTATAAATTAAGCTTCCATGATTAGAGTCCAATAAATCCATCTTAGGAAACATTTTTTCTAATTCTTGTATGACAGGTATAGATAATTTTAATTCATCTCCAGCACTAGGAAGATCAGGGTCACTATCGTGAAATGACATTGCGTGTTTATCTACTTCATCTCCAATATGGATGACTCTATCAGGTTTATATTTTTTTTTTAAAAGTTTAAGAAAGTCCATTAACTCAGGCACATGATAAGGAATGTGAGTATCGCTTATTATCAAAACTGACTTATAGATCATAATTGATCTATACAACTATTTGGAGAGTAAGTAAAGTAATTGACCTAAAACTAAAAGTCCAATTGCACCAAGAGAATATAAAATTCTATCAATGTCTTTTTTCATATGATGAAGATGGTTTTTAATTATAAGATCAATTTTCTGATTAACTAATTTAATCTTACCATCTATCTCTACAAATTTTTCTTTACTTGATTTCATTATTTTTTCTTTCGCTTTCTTCTTAGGTCTGTATCATGTTTTCTACTTCCACGCAAAAAACTATTTACTCTACCCATTGACCAAGAAGCCATAGATGTACGAGGTCTTGACCCTGAAGATAAAAAAGCACCCTGACCTCTACGATATACTTTTTTTAAAGTTCCTAATGTTATATTTTTTCTACCTTTTGCTTTTGCTCTAAGTGTGGATATAACTCTTGGAGATAAAGGTTTTCTTCTAACAGCCATTACTTATACCTCGCAACAAACATTGATCTTGGTATTCTTTGACCTTTTTTATAAGCTTCCGACATAGCCTTAATAAGACTTGCTCTAGCTGATCTTTTACCACCTTTAAGACCTGATAAATATTTTTTTGGTATTTTTGTTTTCTTATCTTTTGCGACTTTTCTTCTTTTTGCCATGATCTGAGTCTTTCATTAATCTACCATCAGGCATATAATGATAACCTTTTGGTGCTTTCTTTCTTTTTTTTTTAGCCATTACTTTTTCTTTCTTCTTTTAGCCATTTTACTTTTTTTAGGCTTGTTCTTTCTTTTTTTATCTTTTCCATGTCCATAATGATAAGGCATAGTTTTCTCCTTTGTTAGTTTGCAAATTTACCACCTGACCATTTAGCATCAGGTAATCCATTTTTAAACTCCTTACCTGAATAAGTCAAAACTTGTTTTCTATTAGAGCCATCTTTATAAGAACAATGTACCCAACCACTATTAGGCTCTCCCTCTTTCCAAAACTCTAAAATAAGCTGGTCAAAATCACAGTTGTTTTCTATCCATATTGCAACTTGCAAATTAGATATACCAGCTATTTCAAAATCAACAGCTTCGCCTTTTGTATGTTGGCTAGATTTACTTGATTTCAAAATTTCGCACAATTCCTCTGTACGATAACCTGAAGTAATAATTATTGGTTTTTCAAACTTTGCTCTTACAGGCTCTAAAACAGCATAACATAAATCAGTAAGATTTTTTATTTCTCCTGACCCAGCTTTATTTTCTATCCCATGCCGAATAGCAGTAGATGACTTTTCAAATTCTTCTAATTTAAAATGTTTAGATAATTGCATGATTGACTCCTATCTTGCGTTACAAGGTACACCTTTAGAATTTACAAATGGTGCTTCTGCAAATGCCCAAAAAGCATATACATCTCCTGAGCCATTATTTTCGCCACCTGATGTTCTAATCTTAAATCCATTACTCAAAAAATCTACATTATCCTCAGTAACATCTGCAACATTTGTGTCTGGTCGTAAAACTATACCAACAGGATTATGTGGACTTCTTTTGTTATCTCTAACTCTCCAATGTCCTGTTCCATTTTTATATTCCTTCGTCATCAGCCATGAGGGTCTAAAGCCACAAAAAACTTGAGCACCATCTGTTGACCCATTTCCAACATAGAGTCCAAATTTTGAAAATCCACGAACTTCATGAAAACAATAAGCAATAATACTATCTCCGCTTTTATTCATAGTATCAAAGTTCCCAACTTTAAAAACTGAACTTGTTGGTGGTGCTGGAAAATCACCTGTTCCACCATTATTATATCCATTACCATTATCTAATTGTAAAAATCTTCTGGTTGTTCCTGAATTTGATCCTAAAACATCGTGATACACCATCCACGCATGACTACCGCTTCTATTTTTAATAATCATAGTTTTTGGAGCAACCGATAAACCATGAGAAATACTCCTATCTGTACTAGCATCGCCTGTATAAGTTACCATATCAAAACCAGCAGTAGTAGATTCTTTCCAACACCAAGCTATAATATTTTGACTTCCACCATTTAAAGCAGATGAGCCACTTGGAATTGTAAAACCATCACTATCAAAAGATGTAAAATAACTAACAGTTTGCTCTCCATCAGGCTCATCACTATTAAGCAATTTAGTTGCACCTCTAGCAGAATCGTATTTTTGATGCCTACTAGCGGTTTCTCTATTTTTAAACCAGATAAAATCAGGTTGCATATCTTCAGAGCCATCTAAAGTGATAGATTGTGCTGAAGAACTACCTACATAATTTTTACATTGAAAATATAATTCAGGATTATCTATTGTTGTATAATTTGCCATTAACTATTTTCTCCTAAATTTTTACTACATAAACTTAAAAACCCTGATGGTGGAGCATATTCAAAATTACCAAATCCATTACCATCTGCATTACCTGATGTGATACTATATGCTGGAGATCCAAAATTACAAAACCAACCCTCACCACCACCACCTGTTGAAGTAAATGATGGCATATAAAAATCGCCATCAGTTATATCAAATGCTTCATTTGATCCACCAGCTGGATCACCACTATTAAAAAAAGTTCCATTTTCTCCAAACCAAATTTTTTTATTATCTAAATCTAAAGCAATCATTACTACGTCTCCATTAGATATTGCTGATCCATATGATGACGCACTTGCATTATAAAGTTTGTGTCCATCTGATCCTCTTATACCATAACTTTTTGTAGTATCGCCTGGAAAATTTGTCATTGAATGTGGTATAGATTCTGCATCTATTATTCCAATATACCAATGATTAGTTGAAGATAAATGGTTTTTACATTCCCAATACCACTTTCCTGAATTAACTGCAAAAGTTGATCCCCATTGTCTTTGGTTACTATCGCCTGATGCTTTAACTCCCTTTAATGCACCCTCACTATATTCAATCGCTGTATTAAGAGTAACGCTTAAAGTACAAAAATTATTTGTGCAAGTATCAGTAGATTGATCTATGCTAGTTAAATTATTTACAGTAAAGTTATTAGAATTTCCTGATACATCTGCACCTAAACTACTTGCATTTTCAAAGTCTAAATAAAAACCATTTGT